GATGAGGCGCTTTACGAAGAGATGTTAAAGGGTATGTGATGCGCATTTTAATTTCCCAAATATAAATAAATAGGAATATGGTAAATAAAACAAGAAAGGTTAAAGGGTTATCAGTTGATACTTTACAAAAACTCACACACAAATATGGTGTTACTAAAAGCGGTTCAAAAAAACAGATAGCATTAAGATTATGGAAACTTGAAAAGCATGTAATGACCCTAGGAGATTTGAAAATTATAGAGGATTTCTTAAACTTAGCACCAGGTAAAAGGTATAAGGGTACTCGATATGGTAGAAGAAAAAATGGTAATTTATATTGTGTAAGTGGTAAGTGTGAAGAAGAAGATTTAAATTAGTTTAAAAATCAAATTTTTCAAAAAGGGTTTTGGTTTTTGCTGAGCTTCTCGTTCTAGCCGTTACAGGGCTTACTTAAGGTTCCCATCTCTAAACCCCTTAGAGAATGTCAAGAAATCCGTGGAAAGGTGCACTACTGGTATGTGGTGAACCTGGCACTGGCAAATCGCGCTGGATAAGAGAAGAGGCGCAAGCAACAAAATCCCGTATTTTTCGCTGGAATGCGCGTGTCGATCGCTCCTTGCGTGACGGTCGAGAGAAATTGCATCAACAGGTGCGTTCAAAAGAGGGTCTGTTCGTATGGATTGAAGGCGCAGATGATCTTACACAAGAGGCACAGGCCTTCTTGCGTCGAATTCTAGAAACGGCTTCATCAAATGTAACCTGCGCTCTGGAAGTTCGGGAACTTTGGAAGATGTCTTCTCCAATTCTTTCAAGATGCACAATCGTTTCCATGAAATCGGATAAATCTTTTCGTTCTGAAAAGAATTTACAGAAGGCAAACTCTCTTGGACTCATTTCATCTTCGACTTCAAACCTTGTTCCAAAGTTGGAAGATCTTCCGGCCCTTCGTAAATCGGCATGTGATCCCTACAAACTAATTGACAACTTTCTCGAAATAAATGCCCGTAATAATTCTATATCAAAATCTACAATGCGATCAATAAAGATGATTGGAGCGGGATCATCGCCATGGATTCAATTGGCGAGTATTTTAGCGCGTCAAGAAACCATAATTCAAGACAGCCCATAAAAATAGTATGGAGTTTTCTGGTGATGGTGTGAGCGTATATGCGGAGGCAAAAGGTGAATACACCCGTCAACTATCACAGTACCTTACACCAGTTCTACAGAAGTATTTCCTAGATATGATTGAAATTGCTAAAGAACGCGAATCTGACCCAAAGAAACATCTTATTGCCTTTCAGACACTTTTAGAGGGCGTATCAGAGTGGAATGTTGATAAGGTTCAGCGTGAAACACAGGCTATTGCTATCAGCACACAGTGTGACTATCTTGAGGAGCTTCTAACAGCTGTTTTTATCGCTCATACGAAGGTATTATCTGCTATTCGCCTAACAAATAAGAATAAGAAGCTTCAAATTACAATTCCTAAACTCGAGCATTTCCTCCATAGAACTCTCACAGAGTGCTCGCGCCTTCTATGGAGAAACACCTTCCTTTTTGCCAGTTCTGGTTCTGCGTTAGATCGCCAGAAGAACATGTGCCAAATTGAGAATTTGATAAAGGAGGGAGTTCTTCAGGGGGTTCGCTCAATGCTTCCTGTGAAAAGTATCCTGCGTGAATATTTATCGACAGATGATACTGATGCAGAGGAGGAGGAAGAGGAAGAGGAAGAGGATAAGGAGGATGAGAAGGATGAGAAGGATGAGAAGGATGAGAAGAAGTCAAAGATGACGTCCGATCTTCCTACTGGTCCTACAGGCTCCACTGGATCCACAGGCTCCACTGGCCCCGTAGAACCACTTAATCTTTCTACAAATGATATACTGGATGGACCCACAGGACCTACATCTGTAAAAGAGATTGATGTTTTTACATCAAAGCCTCTGCCAGCACCCCAGCCCTCGAGAGCTGCTACACCACAGCCATCAAGACCTACTACACCACAGCCATCAAGACCTACTACGCCTCCGGCGGTACCTCCTGTTATAAATCTAGAGTCTGCGGTTGCATTCGCCACTGCTGATAAGGTGACTGAACCACCTGTAATTGCAAATGAACTTGAGGAGTTTGATATGTCAAATATGGAGGAGTCAACCTCCCTAGATTTTACGGAGTTTGAAGAACTCTAAGATCATCCGCGCAGAATTAGGATTGTTTTTTTCCACTAGGCCACCAGAATGAGTGAAATGAATTCATCTTTATATTGGATTGGTGCGTTACTTTCTGGTGTGTTTATTACATCAGTGAGTGCAGGCGGTATGTGGCTTCTGGAGAATAAGAAGCCGACGGCAAAGACAGTAGGTCGTGATTTTATTCTAGGAGGTATTCTGTTCTTTATTCTTCTACAGCTGGTTCCTGAATCAATGATTACTCTATTAACTGGGTTAGTTGTCATGATGCCTAAGATGTCTGGAGGTGGTGAGACAGAATCTCTGGTTCAAAATACGATCGAGACACTTACTGTATCAAGTGCGAGCGCGCTAGATGAAGTTGAGGTGCGAGTGGGTGTTCCTCGCTTTTAAGGTTTTTGCCATGCTCTTTTTAAAGGGCAAAAAATATATGACTATTCCAAGATGAGTGCTCCCTCAAAATGTCCCTTTGCAAATATACTTGGAATTCCAGGGCAGGGATTTCATGCCGCGCGGCTCTACGGCTATGCATTTAATGATACTATTGGCACAATTGTATTTGCTCTTATAACAGCATTTGTATTTGATATTCCTATATGGAAATCTCTTCTAGTATGGTTCATAACAGGAGAGGTTTTACATTATATATTTGGAGTACAAACTGCAGTTTTAACAACTTTAGGGATAAATGCCTGTCCGTGGGATCATTTGTGATTATTTCTAAAAAGCTCTTTTTGCTGAGCTTTTTTTTAAAAAGCTCTTTTTGCTGAGCTTTTTTTTAAAAAGCTCCTAGCAGAAAAGTGAATAAACTTTCACGCCCTCAGGCACCTCTGATTGCGATATTTGATATGAATCAAATGTCGGATTCATAATCTGTTGTGATGGCACAGCCCCATGAATGGCTGCAGCAATATGCTTATAAAGATCAAACGATGGAAATCGCTCTGAACCATCGGCATTTACAAATATATTCTTACCCTTATCATCAATCATCCACTGCCATATCATATTATAAAGTGGCGATACTGTTTCAAAGACAGTAAGGCCCTCTTCCTTGCTTAGAATACAACCCCCACTCTTAACATTCGGCTTCTTTGGAAACACACCATCAATCATACTCACTGCAAGACGGGAAAGATCAAAGGATGGGTTAGGAAGTACCTCCTTTCTAACCTTCTTAACAAGAGGTGAAAACTCGTACTGTCCCTCTGCATCGTTACCATCCTTGAAATCATCCGAGATAAACATCTGCCCGTTTAGTGTAAAAATTGCTCTACCGAAATCTATAATACGGAAAAGTTTTCCATAAGTTGGAACCTTAAACACTGAGCCTGAATTATTCTTGTAATAGAGATATTCTAGAGTTGTGCTCGACCATACAATATTATTTGTATGGAGATCATTATGAGTAAATCCCAGAAGTGTCTGGATACATGAAAGCGCCGAAATCGTCTGGAATAGCCAGGCAGACCACTTTTGCTCCCATTCAACAGATCCAGGATTTGAACCGACTAGCTCGTAATGATCAAAGAGCATATCCATTGTACCATCATTTTGTTCCGTTAAGATAAGCATTACTGGGTAATTTGGGATATCAGCGTAAATTACATGCTCGTCCTCATCAGTCTCGTCTGAACCCTCAGATGAGGATGAATTTTCAACAATATCGAGGTCATTCATCGAATCTGCCGACTTCAAGGAACCAGAATCATTATCATTAATCTCTTCAAGCGGTAGTTCAATTGAGGAATCAGCGGATGACTCATCAGACTCAGACTCTGATTCCCCTTCTTGCTCAAATTGCTCGAGAATCTCATTCAAGACCTCCTCAGGCACAGGCTCGGCAGGATCCTTCTCATTTACAACATGGAATGTGAAAAGCTTCTTGTTATATCCCTTCCAGAACCATCTTTCATATCGATATGTCTGAAAGTCATCTGATAGATTGTATCTGTAGATGTCAGCTCTGGCACAGAATGAACCATAAAAGGCATTAAAGTGTGGGCTAACATCACTCTCTTGTAGACGTCCTAGAGCGTAGGCTGCAATTGTTTCAATATAGGCCTTGTTTCCTGGATCCTGCAATTTTTCAATTGTCTTAGAGCTTGTCTTATCATTCCAGGGAAGTCCATTTTGCTTAGGAAGTGTATGTTCTCCCTTTATCCACTGAACAGGATCCAATAGGTGTGTAGCCTTCATGAAGGCCTTGCGAATTTCCACGGGAGGCACCTCAGAGTCGGAGACATCTCGATTTGGGATTACCGAAATTAGACAGGGTCCAGAAGTTCCGGAACAATCAATTGAGTAAATTCTCCAGAGTTGATCCAGCCAAATTTCTTCTGAATCTGATTTCCAATTCTTGAGTTTAAAAAGTTTTTTGAGAGTTGGAAAGAATGTTTGAAGATTTTGGTAGCCCTTCACTGATAATAAATCCTTTGATAGTGGGGCAACTCTGAATTTTGGGGTTGGTAAACTAACGCCCCGGAGCATCTTGCTCGTATTTAGAACATTGTAATCCATTGGAGCACGCATTTTGCGGACTTTTTTTTGATTATCTGTATATAGTCAAATGGCACAGACGGCGCATGTAAACTTCAACATCAAAAAGTTTGATATGAAACGGATCCCACAGGATGCAGTAGTGATTTTCATTGGCCGCCGCCGTACAGGAAAGTCGACGCTTGTTCGGGATCTTCTTTTTAATCACCAAGATATGCCTGTAGGGACAGTTATCAGTGGTACAGAGGAATCGAATTCATTCTACGGAAAAATGATTCCCCCGATTTTTATCTATGGCGAATTTCAGCCGGTTATTCTCGATAACTTTGTAAAACGGCAAAAGATGATTACATCAAAGATTGAGAAGGACAAGCAGCAGAATATTCGCTCAAAGCTAGATCCTCGTTCATTTATGATTCTCGATGACTGTATGTATGATGACAGCTGGACTCATGACAAGAATATTCGTTATCTCTTCATGAACGGTCGTCACCAGAAGGTGTTTTTCCTGATTACTATGCAATACCCTCTGGGTATCCAACCCTCTCTCAGAACAAATGTAGATTTTGTTTTTATTCTGCGTGAGCCGTATCTCAGTAATAGAAAGCGTATGTTTGATAACTATGCAGCTGCCTTTCCGAGTTTTGAGTTTTTCTGTCAGATTATGGACCAGTGCACGCAGAACTTTGAGTGCCTTGTTATTGATAATACAAGTTTGAGTGCCAAGCTAGAGGATTGTGTATTTTGGTACAAGGCTGATACGCATCCCGATTTTCGCATTGGGGCTCCTCAATTCTGGCAACATTCAGCCACATACTATCGTGATAAGGATGAGGAGAATATTAATGTGTATGATCCAAATGCTGCTAAGAAACTCAGAGGACCATCGATAAATGTTCGTAAGACTTGAGTACACGGCGGTAATTTCCACATAACACTTAGATGAAGTGGTCTATTATAGTCCTCTTATGTATTGCTATAGTTTTACTGATAGCTGATCGCCTCATAAGAATTCAACCGTATGTTGAGAAGTTGCGCGTTGTAAATGAGTCGTTTCAGATGCCTGCGGTAAATGCGCGTAAATGTGGAGTAAACATGCTACCCTGTATGAATACTACAAAGTGTGGCAATGGATTCTGCATTTCGACAGAGCCTCCTGTAGTAATTGATAAAAATCCACTTCCGGTATTACCTTGATTGGGGGTGGCCCCCAATCAATTTAATAAGGAGTTTCACTCCGTATTACCCTAGTTTGAGCAAAGCTCGAACTAGGTTTATAGGGGGCTTCGCCCCGTATTACCCTAGCATTTAATCTTTCATTCATACAGAATGAGTATCCCAAAGGGCGCATATAGTTTACTAGGCCTTCTTGTTGTTTTAGTGGTAGTAGTGGCATTTCTCCCTGCCATCCGCAATGCCTTTGCCCCCCTATTTCCAGAGGGTTTCCGTGATCTTGACTGCAAGGGGGTAGTCTGTGAGGAGGGCGAGTTCTGCCAGGATAATGTCTGCCGCCCGGTGAATGCACCTAGTACGAATGATGTAGTAGGTTATGGGCTTTAGGCTTAGGCTTAGGCTTTTTAGAAAAAAGCCTACCAAAAAACTAGGCGATTTAAGAAAAATTATATTTTTCATGATGTTAATAACATCTTAAAAAATATACTATAATATCGAGTTTTTGGCAAGCTTTTTTCTAAAAAAGCTTAGTTTTTTGGCAGGCTTTTTAGAAAAAAGCCTAAGGCAGGCTTTTTTCTAAAAAGCCTAAAGTGCAGCTCCCCCCATCTTACGCGCAATGGCAAGATCAGCCGGCCCATCAGCGCCGAACATCGAGTGATAGTCAGCCGTACCCGAAGCATCCGTCACCGCATTCTCAGTACTCTTCAGCTCGACAGTCTTCTTCTTTGACGCCTCACGGTTCTCACGCTCAAAGAGCTCGCGCGCCTCCTCATTCTCCTTGTACTTCTTCATGAGAGTATTGAGCTGCTCCTCAGCATACTCCTGCTCCGGTACATCAGCAGGCGCAGGATCCCACGGTAGCCACTTCCCGACCTCAGCCACGAAGATATTGTGGATGGGATCCGCACGCTGGAGCTTCTTCGAACGGGCGACAGCCTCCTCCTTTGAGTTATACGAGCCACGCACCTTGAGGCCACGAACACTTGTACGGAACTCATTTAGCGTAAAAAATTCCTCCTCAAGCTTCTCCTTATTCGCGAACATGAAGTCATCGTAAAGCTCCTTGAGCTTCGTCTGCGTGAGATCACTCTGCTTCTCCTTGAAATACTTTTGGAGGCTATCCATCACCGTATCTACCCGAACACGGGCATCGCGAAGGGTCTGCGCGGCACCACTGAGATCCTTGGCATCAGCTGCATCGGCCTCCACGTTTAGCTTGTCATTAACACCCTTTACCGTATTCATCAGGTAGGTCTCAAAAGTCTTCACGCGGAAAGAAAGCTCAAATGACTTAAGAAACTTCTCAAAGAAAAAGTTATCCTTATTCGCAAGTACCTTCTCCGGACTTAGAAAACTAAGAAGACAGAACTTCTGACCTGGTACATCCGCATCCTCCATAAGAAAGTCCTCGCGCTCTTGTGCCATTCTGAATTCTCTATAAATGGAAGTTTAAGTGGCTTTGCCTTATAAAAAATCTTAGAACTGAATATATGGACGCCACGTCAGAAATCATTAACCGTGTAGTTAAGTACCTTGTTGAGGGCCTCTTCGTTGCCGTCGCTGCGGTTTTTATCCCCAAGCGCTCGCTCCCTGCTGATGAGATCCTCAGCCTCGGCCTCGTCGCCGCGGCTGTTTTCGCCATCCTTGATGTCGTGAGCCCCAGCATTGGCTCGTCGGCGCGCACGGGTGCTGGTCTAGGACTTGGTGCGAACCTTGTTGGATTCCCTCTTCGTTAAACTGCGCTTTTTAGAAAAAAGGCGCACCAAAAAGAGCTTTTTGGAAAAAAGCTCAGCAAAAACTTTGGTCTTTTTGTAAAAGGCCCCAAAAACTCGAATTTGTTATATATTTTAGGGGATTTTTAATTTCCTAAAATATATAATATTTAAAAGGTTCTCAGATACTTCGCACAAATTGCCAACGCAGATCCTGACAAATTTTTTGCCAGATCTTATCTTGAACATAAAGTTTATCGCGATTTTTCAATAAAGTGAAACATGGCAGATACTCATCAAGCTCAAGAAGCTCACAGAATTTATACAGAACATAAGAATACGAAAGGAAATTATTGCGATCCTTCGGACAATGAGCCTGAAAAGACGGCTGAATTTCCTTAAACATATAGCGCAACTTCTCCTCAATTTCACGGCTCATCACGGCCCCCGTCTGGCCGTTCAGCCGATTAATTATATGGGGAATATGCTCGTAATATTTATTAAATTTCAGCTTCTTCAGAATTTCCTTAACTTTCGAGGCCTTGAGAGTTCTAAAATCCATAATTCGCTCCTTCTTGAGTTCAACAAGAATTGCATCATACACTTCCTGTGGAATTTCAGTACTTTCCTTTGCCTGAAATTGTGCCAGCCACTCATTAAAATGATTAATACGCTTATAGGCATAATAGCTGATCTCACGCGGCGGATCCTTGTAACTCGGCTTATCAGAATCAATAAGAACAAAATCCTGGTACCCACACTTACAGCATGTAAAAACGGCCTCATTTGCACTAAAAATCATCTCAGTATCGCAATGCGGACAATCACCAAAGGTCTCAAATTCAATCTCATGTGATCCGCGAGCATGCTCTGGATCTATCCGCTGAAGATACTCCTCTAGAAGCTTATCACGGCGAAGCTCCTCTCCCCGCTTCTCCTGTGGAACATGGACGGGTGCCACATAGGCATCATCTGTCTTTGCGGCCTCCTCTAGGGCCGCCATGATGCTACCAGGCTTCGCCTTTGCACTAATGCGCTTGGGAGCAGGATCAATACCCCTCTGAATTTTATCCTGGATATCATAATAATTATATAATATTTCACCGGTATTTAGAAAATAATCATACATTTCAACATTTGACTCAATATTATTAATATTCTTATTAAGTTCAGCCTCTTGTTCTTCAATTGCAGTTAATTCAATTGGATTCTGGCAGTCACCCTTCTTCTGTCTAATAGACGCAATTTCTGCCTTCAAATCATTAATATGATTTGATTTATCTTTTATTTGAGAAATATGATATGTATGAAGAGCATCCAGAGTTGTTCTAGCCTCTGGATTACTTCTTCTAGTTGGTCGTATATTGAAAAAGGCTGCCATTCTATTGTTTACAGGGGTGTCTGTTTAGGTTCATTTAATTCTGCGAATTTTACTTAAAAAACAGTGTCTCCCGGCATACCATTTTTATATTTTTCCATGGTTCCTAAAATTATTTCTAAATCAAGGGTATAACAAAATGACGGGTGGTGGACTTATGCAACTTGTCGCCTATGGCGCCCAGGACGTTTACCTCACGGGTAACCCCCAGATCACTTTCTTCAAGGTCGTGTACCGCCGCCACACGAACTTCGCCATGGAGTCCATTGAGAACCCCTTCAATGGCTCACCTGGCTTCGGTCGCAAGGTCACGTGCACGATCCAGCGCAACGGTGACCTTATCCACCGCATGTACCTCCAGGCCACGCTCCCCTCCGTTTCGCTCCAGTCGACGGACGGCTCGGGCGCCCAGTTCCGCTGGCTCAACTGGGTCGGCCACAATCTTGTCAAGAATGTCGAGATCGAGATCGGCGGCCAGCGCATCGACAAGCACTATGGCAACTGGCTCCACATCTGGAATGAGCTCACGCAGGAGGCTGGCAAGCAGGCCGGCTATGCCAAGATGGTTGGCAATGTGCCCCAGCTAACGAACCTCCTCGTCCAGGGCGGTGAGTCCTGCGACAACTACTGCGCTGCCGGCGAGCCCAACATGAGCCAGGAGCAGCTTGCCTGCGCGCCTGAGTACACGCTCTACATCCCCCTCCAGTTCTGGTTCTGCCGCAACCCTGGTCTTGCGCTCCCCCTCATCGCCCTCCAGTACCACGAGGTCCGCATCAACCTTGAGTTCAACACGATCAACAACCTCTGCTGGGATGTCACGCCCCAGCTCACGACGAACTACCACACGATCCGCGACCGCGTCAACAACGCCAACCTTGTTGCCGCCTCGCTCTATGTTGACTACATCTACCTCGACACGGACGAGCGCCGCAAGTTCGCCCAGGTCTCCCACGAGTACCTCATCGAGACGCTCCAGTTCACGGGCCAGGAGTCGATCACGAGCTCGGCTAACAAGCTCAAGCTCAACTTCAACCACCCTTGCAAGGAGCTTGTGTGGGTCGTCCAGCGCGATTCGTATGTGTCGTGCAATGACGCCGATGTCAACCAGTGGAAGGGCCAGCAGCCCTTCAACTTCTCGGACTGGTGGGACCGCTCGGTGCTCGAGTCGGGCTACTCCGTTACGCGCGTCGAGGGCATGGGCGGCAAGAACCCCGTCGTCACGGCCCTTCTCCAGCTCAACGGCCACGATCGCTTCCAGGTTCGCGAGGGCCGCTACTTCAACGAGGTCCAGCCCTTCCAGCACCACACGAACATCCCCGCCGTCGGCATCAACGTCTACTCGTTCGCTCTCCAGCCCGAGCAGCACCAGCCTTCTGGCACATGCAATCTTTCGCGCATTGATAACACGACGCTCCTCCTCACGGTCTCCAACAACACGGTTGGTGCCACGAACTCGGCGTCCGTGTATGTCTTCGCCACGAACTACAATGTGCTTCGCGTCATGAGCGGCATGGGTGGCCTCGCCTACTCCAACTAAAGTGGTTGATACCTTTGAAAGGGGTACGACTGTTTTATATATTATTATTTTTTAAGAGTTAAATTTAAATAAAAAATATCGCCAAGTACTTAATTTAAGTACTAGCCATTACCATATTCATCTAGTATTACTAGTTGAATATGATATCTAGATGATACCGACAGGCACTTTAGCCCTCTTAGATTAATCTGTCTTATTTTTAATCCTTCTTGTATTATTTACTTCCTCATTTTCAATAGTACCAATTGTATTATTTCCATTATTTCTATTTCTGCGTGTGGCACACTTAGATAGACGACTACAACTTGCCTTTAATAGAACTGATGAAACTCGTAAGGCTATTTTAGTGGCTAAAAGCTTAGGATCAAATTCACCCTTATGTATTATAGTAATCGCCTCATTTAGAGCAACATCAAAGGCCTTCTCAAAACATGACTTTGTTACGGAGATAAAATTATTTTTATTGGGATTACCGCCACATTGAGGAATACTAAGTAGCTCTATAGCCTTTAAGGTCACCTTAGTAGCAAGAAGATCAGGATCCGTACCATTTTCTTTACCCTTACTTAATAATCTTTCTAGTTTATCAACAACCTCTGGGGCTGGAGAGGCTCTCATCTATGATCTTTTTAGAAAAAAGCTCAAAGCTCTTTTTCTAAAAGGGTGGAAGTGGCTTCCCAGCATCAATACTAATCAGCCACTTTATCATCTTTGGATTAAATCCCTTTTTCTCATACTGAAGATACAGTTCCAGAGGTGATCCGTCAAAATACTCTATTCTCTCAAAAAGAGTCTGTTTAAACATCTTCTTGATAACAAAAACACCTGCCTTAACGACCTTATTAAGCTTAATCACATAGACCTTCTTTAAAGTATCATCGTGATTCTCAGAAAGGAACTTAACTACTCCAGATATATAGTTAGTATCAATAGGCTCATTTGACGCAATATCACTGCAGTCGAGAATCCACACCCATGGGCCACCGCCAATATCACCTACATGCTTCTTGAAATTTTCCAATTTCGAGCCATCCTTTGTAATATCTTTTGATCTAGATGGTGCTGTGTAGATATATTTTGTATTATCAAATATTCCAATATCCGTAAAGCTATGGAAGTTCGGGTCGATCTTACATTTTAAACATGACATCCTATAGTATATTAATAGCCTATAGTGCCGGCAATTCACGCGCAGTTTCAATTACAACCTCTAGAGGCGTTTCATATGAACTATATTCAACCGCTGCCGTAGTAGGTTTATCAAGACTTAACAGCTCCTGGAGGGCATGAAGACGGCGCCCAATTGGTGAATATGTCATACCGTATTTTCTCGAAATCTGTTTCCATCGCCATTCAAATTGCAGGGCTGCAGTATGATCTGGAAATCCCTTCACATGGCATATACGTTCCCATGTCCGCCCAGAGGTGGCCTTTGCTCCGCCTGACTGTAGACCATTATGTTGTTTCAGGCGACGCTCTAAATCGGGTGTTATTCCAATATATGTCTTCGACGATCCTCCATCAGATGTAGCTAGAAAATAGCATTTCCACGGCTCATTCATATAATAAATAGTATTTATTTATTTAGATGAGGGATAGTACTGAAATTAAGTACATGGCGGTAATATTAAAGTATATAAGATAAATAGGGAGTGCTATGACACTGCGTTATCCGAATAAAACACTAAAAAAACTCAAGCCAGCAAAGTTTGCTATGTGTATTCCATGCCACACAGAGGACTTGAGTTGTATTGATAAATGTTTTCAATCTATCAAGGCCCAGAAGCAAGCTCCTGATCTTATAACAATGTCTGTCTCAAGTTCCACACCTGAAAAAGAGGCTATTTTTAAACAGAAGAGAGCCGAGTATAATCTTCCTATTCACTATACTTTTACTACAGAGTCCTTGCTGCCAGGAGCGAACCGAAATCGCGCTGCTGCAGCAGCTGTAAAACGCGGGGCCAGTCATTTATCCTTTTTTGATTTTGATGATATTATGCACCCGATGCGTTTCAAGGCTATTCGCACGGCCTTTATAAAGAATCCGAAGATGACTGGGCTCGTTCACGGATTTAAGAATGGATTTAAGGCTGATCCAAATATAAATCTGCCAAATGATCCCGTGAAGGGTACTGTATATTTCAATAAAATTCGACCCACATCTGAAAATAATCAGGAAGGAGTTCATTTTAATACAGTATTAGTTGATCCAAACTTTACTAAAAATAATTCAAACAACGGGCAGCTTACCAACGGACACAGTACAGTGAAAAGTAGCTTCTGGAAGCGATATCCTTTTCAAGAGGATTTAAGAACAGGAGAGGATGGATCCTTTGTTTTTAATATTCTTACAAAGGGAACTCTTGGATTTATGACAGATCCTCTTACTTTATATTTACGCTAGAATAGTATGGAAGGTGGAGGTTCGTCAATAAATCTATCAAATATTGGTGACTATCGTAATATAGATGATGTATATACAATTCTAAACTCATCTCTTTTCACTCTTACACTTTCATTATTAGCTACCCGGATTGGAAATCTCGGTGGATTCAGTCTAAATACATATTTTGACATTTTTGGAATCGAGGGAGTTTTATCAAACACAATGTTAATCACTTTAATGTTTCAGATAACGCGCTATTTTTATACGGTACTCTATGCGAACTTTGACAAGTCGTGGTCTCCCTTTGTATTTATCTGCGGGCTTCTTGGAGTGCAGATAGTGCATGATGTTGTTTTTTACTATGGTGTGATTAACTTTTTACCATCTGGAAAGAATGATATGATAGATGTGCTAAAACAGTATTCGAAGGAGAATAGTACGGGTGCAATTGGAGGACATTCTGCAGTATTAATTCTAACGGCACTCGTTGCCATGATAACAAATGATATGGATATGGTTTCTAAATTTGTACTTTTAGGACTTGTTCTCTATAGTCTCCCCTATATTATTTCAATAGTGCATAAGAAGCCTGCACCCCCACCACCGCCGCCGGCGAAAAAGGAGGAGATCCGTGATGTGAGAGGATTTTATTGATCTAATAGTAGAGATGTCTGGGTTAGAGAATTCAACACCAGATCAACAAAATAATGCAGTATTTGAATCTGTTTCTGGATCGCCTATGGGTGATTCGGCTTCGGCTTCAGGTATGTCTGCATCAGCGCCTCTACCGGATGTATCAGCCCCTGTAGAAGATGCGTCGGCATCTCTACAAGATGCCTCTGCAGCTGTAGAGGCCCCAGCGTATGTTGAGAATGCTTCAGCCTCGGCACCAGTAAATACCTCGGCATCTCTTCAACCAAACGAAACTAGCCCAGAGAATACTTATGTTCCTGCTCCAGCTCCTGCTCCTGTTTCAGCTCCAGCTCCCGCTCCTGCTCCCGCGCTTCCAGCTCCCGCGCTTCCAGCTCCAGCACCAGCTCCTCCAGCTCCCGCGCTTCCAGCTCCCGCCCCGCGCTCAGAGGGTAGATCAAACAAACAGCGTCAATCAGATATAAGAGCAAAGGAGTTTCGTTCAAGAATAAATCCAGAATATCTTAGAAAGTTTGAAAATATTCCAATTGCTCTTAGACCCAAGGGATTCCCCGCTACGGCCGCACGCCAAGCGATTGAAATGTCGCCCGAGGAACAGAATGCGTTTGTTAATAATGTTGCAGCTGAGCGCAGAAATGCGATCGAAGTAAAACTCGGAAGAAAGACACGCAAAGTTGATTCAGCAACACTAAAGGATATTGAAAACATACTAAAGATGGCTGAACGCTCTCTTATCTTTAAGGATCCGTCTCACAAGCGTATGATACGCCAGTTTGGAAGAGAGACTCGCAAGATAGCTAGAAATTACACGAGTGAGAATATTAATACACTTGTTAGCCCGACCAGAGCAACTCGTAGAAGTATAAACGCCAATAGAACCCCAGCCGTCGCCAGAACCTTTAGAAATAAGAATAATGTAGTAAGTAGCCTTGAAGGGCGCCTCGCCGAGGACTAAAATTGACTAAGACATCCTATTACTCTGATACTATAATAATGACATATCTAAGAGTAATAAATCCATCTGAACCATGTACTGACATGCCAACCGAGCTGGCATATGAGTACAAGTTTCCTCTAGACCCCTTTCAGCAACACGCTATTAAGGCAATCTCGGCACATGAGAATGTTCTAGTGACTGCAAAGACGGGTTCAGGTAAGACCCTTGTAGGCGAATATCAGATCGCACACTCTTTGAAGGAGGGAAAACGCGTCTTCTATACAACGCCTATCAAATCCCTTTCAAATCAGAAGTTTTATGATTTGAAACAGATGTTTCCAGACCGTGTAGGTATCATGACAGGTGATATCAAGTTCAAGCCAGATGCCGATATTATTATCATGACAACAGAGATTCTTCGCAATCTCCTTTATAAGCGCGGCACTCGTACAGAATCAATTGGTCTCACTGCCAGTCTGTCGCTCGATCGCCTAGGTGCAGTCATTTTCGATGAATGCCATTATATAAATGATCGCGATCGTGGATCCGTCTGGGAAGAGACACTCATCCTCTTGCCACCCACTGTAAATCTTGTAATGCTTTCCGCAACGATTGATGCTCCCTCAGACTTTGCATCATGGCTAGGTGATTTGAAACAGACTCCAATCAATCTGATTTCAACCGAATATCGCATTGTTCCTCTTACACACGGAGTCTACAAGGATAAGGAGTTTCTCTGTATTATGGATGCAAAGGAACGGTTTGATGCCGGCAACTATAAGGGCTGGCTACTCTGGCTAAAGGCTCAGGAGCGCAATGCCGATCAGCATCGAGCCGAGGTTGCCAATCGCCGCGCCGGCGGCTATGATGGTGGCCCAGTTCAGCGCAAGACATCTATGAAATCTTTTCCACATCAGATGAATGCTCTTGTAGGACAGCTAGATGAAAAGGGTCTTCTACCGGCCCTCTTCTTTGTCTTTAGTCGAAAGGACTGTGAGCGCTATGCCAAACTCGTCGAGCACACTCTGATCTCTTCTTCGGATACAGCCTCCGTCAAGCATATTATTGACTTTCATCTTCACCGTTATGGTGAGGAACTACAGCGACTTCCGCAGTATCATACCTTGCGCGCCCTTCTCGAGAAGGGCATTGCCTTTCACCATAGTGGTCTTCTGCCCGTTTTGAAAGAGATTGTCGAGATTCTCTTCGGTAAGGGACTTGTGAAGGTTCTCTTTGCAACGGAGACCTTTGCAGTCGGCATCAATATGCCTACCAAGACGGTTGTCTTTACGGGTTTCAGAAAGTATGATGATGCTATTGAAGGAATGCGCCTTCTGAATACGGATGAATATATTCAGATGGCCGGTCGTGCGGGGCGTCGCGGTAAGGATACAAGCGGCACTGTCATTTACTTACCGGATCGCGATCCAGAGGATCTCGAGGATATGCGCCGCATGATGACAGGCAAGAAATCGACCTTCAAGTCTCACATGTCATTCTATTATGATTTCCTTTTGAAAACTCTACAGGCGGGCAATCTAAACTGGAGAGAGCTTATGCGAGATTCATATTGGTTCAAGCATCATCAGCAAATTATTGGATTCTGTAAGCGGGAGATCGATGATGTATCGAAACAGTTTACAACGATTGGGCTAACAGAGGATGAAATCAAGGCAATGGCTGAGTACGATAAGCTCACACTGCAGATCAAGGAAACTACGAATGCCGCCCGCCGCCAAGCACAGCGTGAACTGGAGGCCTGGAAACAGAAGAAGATCGGTCAGCGCTGGTATAGTGTAGAGAAGGAATTCTGGCCCCGCTATAAGCGACTTGAACTCGAACTCAAAAGTCTCGAGCGAGATTTGGTAGGACTTATGGCACCTGATAGTGATGTTGAACCAGCCTTGACGGTTCTGCGGGAGTTCGGACTCCTTGCAGAGAATTCTCGTTCAAGCCTCACGCCTCTTGGTGTAATGGCTACGGAGATTAATGAGGGGCATCCGATTCTTGAACCGATGTTTTACACATCTGGTGATACTCTAAAGGGTCTTACTACTCCTGAGGATATTCTCACTGTCTTGGCAATCTTTCTAGGAGAGGGAACCACGCCGGCACACATTGATTCTATAAATATTCCTGGAAATGTATCGGCAGCAATTAAGGAGATTATGCGAATGGCGAATAATTGTCGAAGTGTTGAAGACAGGAACAGAGTTCAGGTACCGGCAGGAAAGAGACAATTCTGGGAGATCAATATGGAATGGGTCGAGCCGATCTGGAGATGGCTTCAGGGAGCAGCGCTATCTGAAATCATCCACGATTATGAGTTATTTGAAGGAAACTTTCTGAGAGTTCTTTCGAAGCTTGTAAATATTCTGGAAGAGTGGAGATCACTCGCGATTCTCCAGAATGATACGGATATGCTAAACCTTCTTGTAAATGCAGAACTGAAGGTTAAGTCGGGTCTGGCTACGAATGAAAGTCTCTACTTGCGGTTGTAACGGCTCCGCTTCTGCGACTTCTTCTTGGATCGCTTAGAATTCCGCCGTCTGCGTCGTGAGCCGCCCGTCTGACCGGTCAGGGTCGGCGCACCTGATTTTTCTTTTGCAATAATCGCCTTTAAAAAGTATGCAAAGATGATATGCATAAGTTTATTCAAGACCGGATCAAGTGATAGAGCAATTATCGCGGGATTTAGAATTGTCGTCTCAGTTATTTCATTCGCATCCTTGCGTTTCTCCTTCATATTCGGCAGGGGCTCTCCTAGAGAGGTCATGTAGGGTGATGGGTAGTATTTCATATCGGGCATAACTGCTAGAATATCATTAACAAAGGGCGTACTTTCTGATTGTTTTATAGTGATACCCTCAACCTGAATGTATTCAAGATAATAGAAATAGACCTTCTCAAATATACTGGGGATTACAACATAGGATAGAAGTTGCTCGTCCTTTCCAATATATCCAGGTTTACTTATATTATTTGGCTTACGATCATTGCCCTCCTGTATCACGATACTATGCTTTCGTATATAGGCTAGACATTTTCGCCATAGACTACCATCAATCCATTCTGGTATATTACCAAGTGTTGATGTCACAGCAGCATAGCATCCTGTTGTTTTCACACCGGTGTCTGGATGAACATGCCACTGACGTTGATAATTCGGCTGCGATGCAATTAGAATTCTGTAGGGGCTCGGATCAGAGAAAATAGGCTTAATTGCCTGGAGTAGAGTATTCTCCCAGATTGCCATTTTTCTGTAAAGTGGTGGATCTCCATTAAGAATCTTCTCATCTTTTACGAGATTCTCAAAAAGTGTATCTGCGTCACGCACAAACACGGGAATTGTAGGGAAATCATGAAGAGCCTTCATTCTGAGCGCACGAATTACGGCATTATCAATTGTTTTATTATCACCCTTTGAACCGACTGCATATTCGGGCCAATCTATAACGGCAAAAATCACATTTGGATGGGCTGCAATTTCGGCCCATTCCCTATTATGTTTTTGAATACGTAAATTATTCTCATTTGAATTCTTAAAAACAGGGTTCTCAATACTGTGTTGATCGATATATATAATTAGACACCAACCGGCAAATTCAGGCTGTTCGGTTATCCGTAGATATTGAAGAAGACCTGTTTTATAAACATCTGTTTTCACCCAGGGCGAATCCTGCCCCTTATAGTCGGTGCATGTTAGACAGTCAGTTTCACGAAAATAATAGGCTGAACTGAATACACCTACAGGGCTGGCACCTTTTATTTTATATGTGATGGAACCTTTTGATTGATCATCAGGATCTATATATTTTACGGACTCTGACATCCCTACCTAGTTGTACCCGGTATTTTTTATAGAGTCAATATAGCAATGAGCGAGGACGGAGAACAAAACAAACAGGACGGGGGAGCATCGACACAGCCCTTAAAGGATTTAACCTACAATTCTCATTTGGAACATTTAATTTCTTCCGAGGCCGAGAAGGCACTTGTACTTTTCTGGCTACACGATCAGGCCGAGAAGCGATTTTCCAAATTCAGTACATGTATTACAATTCCTGTAATTGTCCTTAGTACTCTGGCTGGAACGGCTTCAATTGGGTCCCAGACACTTTTCGGTGGTGGACCGGCTGCCTCAATTGGAATTGGAGTAATTAGTATTAGTGTAGGAATTATGAATACAGTTTCGAGTTATTTCGGCTGGGCGAAACGGGCCGAGGGTCACAGAATTTCAGCCGTGAATTACTCGAAATTGCATCGGTGGATTTCAATTGAATTGGCACTCCCACGCGACCAGCGCGTACCGGCGAAACATTTTCTAAAGGATATTCGCTCCCAGATTGACCGTTTTAATGAGACATCGCCCTCAATTCCTCCCGAGGTAATTGATCTTTTTACTGTGAAAATGAAGAATATTAAGGATGATGTTGCAATACCAGAAGTCTGTAATAATATTAAGGCAGTTGATGTCTATCCTGAGGAAGAGGAGAAGGTTGTTGTCTTAGATACACCTGCCTCTCCTTCACCAGTTAATGTCATTTTTACAGAGGGCAATAAGGTTGTCAGCCCCCCTATGCCGTGGCGTGGAGGTGCACCACCACCTGTAGGCGCGACAGGGCCGATTAAAATTACGATCTAACAATGGGCCCTCGGTCACGAAAATTTGAATATTTAGAGCTCATTTCATACAATAGAAATGAGCCCTGAATATGAAAATCTTATAAATAGTATGACAATTCTGTATATTACAGTAGTCTGGGTTTTCATTATGACTGTTATGTATGGTTTTGGATGTACTCCAACTCATAGATATTATAGCCTTATTCGGGATGGGATTCATATACGAATCCGATCAGAGTCATCTGAGATTTAGATACCGCCAGACACATTTAGAATAAATCCAGTTGTAGCGAAAAGTCAGTTGTAGTATTATTTCCTGTTACACCTGAAACAAATACATGTAGTTTATCTCCACTATTTAGATTTTGAGAAGAGTTATAAAATGATTTAGCAGTATCGGTTGCTCCAAAAGTAACTGTAAATAATGTGCTAGTTATAGTTCCACCTACTGGCGTGTATTCAACAAGAACAGTTAGACTATTACCAGCTCCTGGCGCAGTCGCAAGGGCTGCACTTAATCCTGATAAAATAGTTGGCTGTTGTATACGATAGAAAGCAGGTGGTGTTGACGAATCTGGAAAATTATTATTAGATACAGCCTGTGTTCCAGGCCATAAATAACCATCTGTAAGATTTTTAAGGGCACCCTTCAAGCCGTAGAAAAGTGTGGTTGGATAGATATAAGTCGAAAATCCTTTTCCACCTGCCGATTTTGTCACAAGATCTACACCAGGGCCGAGCTGAATACCTGCTGAAGCAAGATAGGTAGGATTTATGATGGTTGCTGGATTAGTCTGAAGAATATCTGAGGCCGTGTAGGATTGCCCTGCAGTAGGTGTAACCGTTCCCACTGTGGTCGCGCGTAACTGTATGGAGCCTGTATTGGATGAGTCTTCCGTTTCTACACCCACATAGGAGCCGGTTGATGCTGTGGATGTCGGCTGGGCCACATAGATATTCATATCGCGTGTAGATATTATATTTGTTCCGCTGACTAAGACGCCTCTCTTAGCGCCACCGCCATTTGAATACACATTAATCGTAGAGCCCTTGAGAGAATTAAATGAGAAGGAGGCCGATCCAAGAGTTCCTGTGCCGCTCGCTTCTACGCCTGTCACCACACTTGTGCCACCGGATGAGGCTAGCGAATTATCAACAGTAACAATACACACACGCAGCTTCGCAGTAACCGTGGTAGTTCCACCGAAGACGATACCCTTTAGAGTATAATGTCCTGCAGAAGTGAGTTTTAGCGTTAGATCTTCCACACGGGTATTTGCACCCATAATTAAAAGTGTTGTATCGGCGGTAACACCGAGCATCTGTATCGTGGTCGTTTGAATGTTTTGGCCGCGAAGAGCAATTCCTGCAGGGAGAGTGATACCCGCGCTTAGATTATAGGTACCAGGGTGAACCCAGATGGTGGTTCCTGAGGTTGCGGCGGCTACGGCGGCATTGACTGTAAGATAGGGCGAGCCACCAATAGAGGCAGTAGCATCATTTCCGTAGACTGCATCGACACGTAGAACATTTCCTATGCCAAATAAATTCAGAGCTAATGTGGGCCCTGTAGGGCCTGTATTACCTGTAGGGCCTGTATTACCTGTATTACCTGTGAAGCCTGTTGGGCCTGTGAAGCCTGTTGGGCCTGTAAAACCTGTTGGACCTGTAGGACCCGTGTTACCTGTATTACCTGTTGGGCCTGTAGGACCTGTATTACCTGTGAAGCCCGTTGGGCCTGTGAAGCCCGTTGGGCCTGTAACACCCTGGCGCGTATAACCAAACGCAATAAGATCAACCACGTCATTTTGAGTATAAAGATTGAATAGACCCTTTAGAGCGGTTGTTCCTGAAATAAGATTATTTGTTGCAATTAATGTACCATTTTTATACCAATATGCTCCTGAAGATTGTACAACAACTATAAAAATATCATTTACTGCATAAGAAGTTCCACTGTCTGTAAAACCAGATGTATTGTATGTTATATATGTAATATTATTTTGAAAACTAAATCCATAGGAATAATTTGTTCCATTATTAGATAAAGCAGCTGCATAATCACTTGTGTTATGAACACTCATTCTAAATGTTAAAAATGCACTATTGTATGGATAACTTTCTACTGTATTTGTTCTTGAGGCACCGCCACCATTATTTCCTGTCTTTTTAATACTATTTGGAGTCACTATAGTAATATCAGAGGATGGAGTTGTTAATGTAAATAAGGCAGGACCTGTATTACCCGTTGGACCAGTGTTACCTGTAGGGCCAGTATTCCCTGTATATCCTGTGGATCCTGTAGGACCTGTAGGACCTGTTACACCCATTACATTTGTAAGCTGGGTGATGGTGATACGGTTCAGAGCGCCGGCAGTTACAAGAGTAATAGAAGGAGGGGCATTATCATTGCCAAATACGGATTCAATATATTCACCAGGAGCCAGTGTAATAGTAGCAGAGCTAGATCCTGCAATCTCAGACTCAATCGCAGAGAGGCCAAATGTATCCGTGCTATTTTTCATGATTTTAAAGACTATGCGTAGATATTGACTCGCAAATGCAGAAGTCGTTATAAAGTATGTATTTGATTGGCTACCGGTATTTGTAAAACGACCTGTTGCACTATTATATGAGCCTACGATAGTGCCTACCGAATTTACAGTATCAAGAGTATCAAATAAGATAACTGTATCTACACTTACTGGAATAGTTTGCGGACTGCTTAAGTAATAAGAAACTGTAGCCAGAGGACCTAATACTCCTGGAGCACCAGTTGGGCCTGTCTTACCAGTGGGGCCAGTAGGACCTGTATTACCCGTTGGACCAGTATTACCTGTAGGGCCAGTATTACCCGTTGGACCAGTATTACCTGTATTACCCGTGAAACCTGTAGGACCAGTATTACCCGTGTTACCTGTATTACCAGTATTACCCGTAAAACCTGTAGGACCAGTAGGACCAGTAGGACCTGTATTACCTGTTACACCTGTAGGACCGGTTGGGCCAGTGAAACCTGTACTACCAGTAGGACCAGTATTACCTGTTACACCTGTAGGGCCGGTTGGACCAGTGAAACCTGTTGGCCCCGTTGAGCCAGTAAAACCGGTTGAACCTGTTACACCAGTAGCACCTGTTGAGCCTGTAAAACCAGTAGGACCGGAAGGACCTGTTACACCAGTCGCTCCTGTATTATTTGCGATACCTGGTATACCCTGCGATCCTGTAGGACCCGTATTACCGGTTGCGCCGGTATTCGTAGCAGACCCAGGAAGTCCTCGTGGCCCAGTGGGTCCTATTGCAGTATTATATGAATTACATTGACCTATTTGATTTTGTTGATTTATTAGAAGCTGACTGCAGTTCATCTATGCGCTTTTTAGAAAAAAGCGCGCAAAAAACTCGGCACTTTTTATAAGAAGCGTGCAAAAAACTTGGCACTTTTTAGAAAAAAGCGCGCAAAAAACTCGGCACTTTTTATAAGAAGCGTGCAAAAAACTTGGCACTTTTTAGAAGAAGCGTGCAAAAAACTTGGCACTTTTTAGAAGAAGCGTGCAAAAAACTTGGCACTTTTTAGAAGAAGCGTGCAAAAAACTTGGCACTT